ATGCTTATATCAGTTATTGAATCCAACGACATTATCCAAGGAGGCTAATGTGCCAAAGTCAAAAGACCCTAAGTTAGCCAGAGCAGGTGTAAGCGGCTACAACAAACCTAAGCGCACTCCGGGCGGATCTAAGAAGTTCGTAGTGGTTGCTAAAGAAGGTGATAAGACAAAGACCATCCGCTTTGGTGACCCTAACATGACAATTAAGAAGTCTCAGCCTGCACGTAGGAAGTCATTTAGAGCCAGACATAAGTGCGACACGAATCCCCCAAGCAAACTAACGGCTCGCTATTGGTCTTGTAAAAAATGGTAGACTTGACATTTAACTAAAAGTATGCTATAATTGTGCATATAGACACTAAGGTATTCTCATGACATATTTAGAACTTGTCAATAATGTTCTTAAACGCTTAAGAGAGCGTACAGTTGCTACTGTGGACGAAACGACGTATTCGACTCTTATTGGTGTTTTAGTTAATGATGCCAAAAGCGAAGTAGAAAACACTTGGAACTGGTCTGCTCTCCGTCAAACATTGACACTAACGACAACTTCTGGTGTGTTTAACTATGAACTCAACGGAACAGGGAATAACTTTAGTGTCATGGATGTCGTTAATGATAACGGGAACTTCTTTATGGAGTACCGTACTCAACACGACTTCAACCAGTTTTACTTGAATCAAACCCCTGCTAGCGGAAGCCCAAGATACTATAACTTTAATGGTGTTTCTGCTGATGGTGACACAATGGTTGATCTTTATCCTAAACCTGACACTATCTATACGGTGTACTTTAACATCATTCAACGAACTGCGGATTTATCTGCAGGGACAGACAAACTCACCGTACCCTCGCTACCTGTGCAATTGTTAGCTTATGCCAAAGCAGTTGAAGAGCGGGGAGAAGATGGTGGAGTCGCTAGTACATCAGCTTACGCAACAGCCCAACGTGTGCTCAATGATGCTATTGCTCAAGACTCACAACGGCACACTGAAGAACTAGAGTGGACAGTATAAATGGCTAAACCGTTACAAGCTCTCAGTATTGCCGCACCGGGATTCTTTGGTCTAAACACTCAAGAGTCCGGTATTACGCTTGAGAGTGGTTTTGCACTGACAGCTAACAACTGTATTATTGACAAGTACGGACGCTTAGGTGCTCGTAAGGGTTGGCGTTATGTAACGTCTACAGGCGGATCAGACGTTAATCTGTTAGGTGCTCATCGGTTTATTGATATTGAAGGCACTGAAACGATCCTATCGTGGTCTGCGACGAAGTTCTACAAAGGAACCACAACTCTTACTGAGATTACACCTACATCGGACAATACGTTTACTGAAGGCAACTGGCAGTGTGTGACGCTGAACGATAAAGCGTACTACTTCCAACGTGGCTACAAGCCAATGGTCTATGATCCTGTTGCAGGTACAATTACTGACGTAGAAGACGAAACCTCCTATACAGGCCGTAGCATCAACGGGACTACTCAGGCACCACCGGGTCACACAGTACTGTCTGCTTACGGTCGCTTATGGACTGCAGACATTCAAGATGCAAGTGACAGCTCTTACTACAACAAGATGACTGTTTATTGGTCTGACCTGTTAAATGGCGCAGACTGGAACACAGGATCTGCAGGTAGTATTGATCTCTCAGCTATCCTTGTTGACGGTACTGATGAGATTGTAGGCTTTGGTGCTCAGAACGGACAATTCATTGTATTCTGTAAGCGTAACATTGTAGTTTTTGCTGACGGTTCTAATGATGCATCGTTTGATCCTGCAACACTACGGCTTGTTGAAGTTATCCGTCGTGTTGGCTGTGTTGCTCGTGACAGTATTCAAAACACAGGTGTTGATATCTTCTTCTTGTCTGAAGATGGCTTAAGAAGTCTTGGGCGTGTCATTCAAGAAAAGTCACTACCAATGCGTGATCTGTCTAAAAACGTTAGAGATGACGTTGTCGCTTTAACAGCCGATGAAACGTTAGATGACATTAAATCAGTATACTCTGAAGACAATGCATTCTATTTGTTGTTATTCCCAAGCACAACGCAAGTGTATTGTTTTGATACTCGCACTCCATTGCAAGACGGCTCCTTAAGGGTAACCGTATGGGACACTCAGAATCAAACCAATATGTTGTCACTAGCAAACGCTGTTTACTTTACGCAGGAAGATGGTCTTGCGGAGTATTTTGGTTACTCTGACAATTCTGAAAGATACACATTTCAATATTTTACCAACTACTTTGACTTTGGTAATGCATCCACAACTAAAATTCTAAAGCGAATTGCTACAACTGTTATTGGTGGCGTTGGTGAGTCATTTATTTTTAAATCTGCTTTTGATTACTCTGATGACTATACATCATACCCTGCAGTGTTGGAAGACTTAGCTATTGCAGAATATGGAATTGCTGAGTTTGGGGCAAATGGAGCAACAACACCAGATGACCCGACTCCTGCAGAGTACACAAGTGGAACTATTTCAGATATTGTAAGACTTCCGGGTTCAGGATCAGGCAGTATCCTTCAGGTTGGGTTTGAAGCTAACCTTGATGGTGCAGAAATATCAATTCAAAAATTGGATGTATACGTAAAACAAGGTAGGATTCTTTAATGAGTAACTATACGCAACTAACCAATTTTGCAACTAAAGATAATCTTGCCAGTGGAAACGCCAATAAGATTATCAAAGGTGCAGAAATCAATGCTGAGTTTGTAGCAATTGAGACAGCAGTCAATAGTAAAGCTGACATTGCTTCTCCGACATTCACAGGAACCCCTGCGGCTCCTACGGCAACCTCAGGAACTGATACAACACAGCTAGCAACCACAGCGTTTGTACAGGATGCTGTAGGTGCTTTGGTGACAATTCCATCAGGAATGCTTGCACCCTTTGCAGGGTCTACGGCACCCACAGGATGGTTCTTATGTTATGGTCAGGCAGTCAGTCGTACTGACAATGCGGCACTGTTTACAGCCATTGCAACCACTTATGGTACTGGTGATGGCTCAACTACCTTTAACCTCCCTGATCTCCGTGGTCGTACCATTGCCGGTGTTGACGACATGGGAGGCTCTGCGGCCTCTCGTCTAACAGGTGACAACGGAGCTACCACAGCTACCGCAGATTCCAATGGTTCATTTACAAGTACAACAAACATTCTTGTCGATGAAAATGACGGTACGATCGTACTTGGTATGAAGGTGACAGGTACAGGCATCTCTGGTGAAGTTACTGTAGTCAAGATTAATAGCCAGACAGATATTATTTTATCATCCGCAGTAACTATTACCGACGATACTGCACTGACATTTGCATTTGATGGGGCAGTTCTTGGTTCTGCCGGTGGTGAAAATACTCACTTGTTGACAGGTGCTGAGTCTGGCGAAGCAGGCCACCAACATACATTAACTGACCCCGGTCACTTCCACACATCAACATTTACATCAGGTACAGACTCCGGATCAACACTTGGTCAATTAAATCCATATTCAGCGGCAAACAGATCAGTCAACACCAATACCAAAACAACAGGTATTACAATAGACACTATAGACGCCGCAGACGCATCATCCGCACACAACAATGTTCAGCCTACGTTAGTGCTGAACTACATTATTAAAAAGTAAGGGAGCAATAGAATGGCACTTGGTAGTATCATTGGAGGAGCCATTGGATCTAACTTTGGTTATCCTCAGTTAGGGGCGGCCTTAGGTGGTCAATTGTTCGGCGGAGGTCTCTTTGGGGACTACGGTGAAGGATCGGCAAGAGAGGCAATTAAGAAAGCCGCTGAACTTGCAGACGATGTAAGGTTTAGAGGTGTTACGGTTGGTACAACATCAGGCACAGCCGCTTTAGACCCTCAGGCAGGCGAATATGGCGTTGCTCTGGCACCTGCGTATCAAAACATCCTAGGGTCTGCCTTAGGCGGTGCAGGAGGCTTGTTTCAACAGTTAGCTAATTTTGATATAGAAAAACGAGGCCAAGAGTATTTTGGTGATGTTTATGAGACGCTCAAAGACCCCTTTGCTCAGCAAGAAGAACGCTTACGTCAAGGTATGTTTGGTACGGGACGAATGAGTCTACGCCTTGCAGGTGAAGGTGTTGGAGCCGGGGAAGGAATGGTACAGCCTGATGTGTTTGGACTAGGAAAAGCACAACAGCAAACCTTGGCAGATGTTGCTATCCAATCTAGGGAAAAAGCTCTAGGTGAAGCTAATCAACTTGGACAGCTTGCTCAGGGAATGCTACAGTCTGGTATGTCAATTTCTGAAATGGAGCGTCAGTTGATTGGATTAGGCATTGACGCAGAAACTGCAAGGTCTGCCGCAGAGTTTGGGGCGGCTAAGATTCAACTGAGTCCTTATGAGTATCTGTTTAGTTCTTCCCAAGCACGTAGTCAAGGCGAAGGAGACTTTTTAGGAGGACTCTTTAGGGGTCTGGGTGGCTTTGGTGGCGGCAGGACTAGCGGTTTAGATGGCGCACTAGATACCCTAGGTATTAACGGCTTTGATCGTCCGGGTTCAGCATACTACGGAGAACTATAATGGCTAGAAGAGATCAAGTATTATCATTATTCGGTGCTAGTCCTGCTCAGATTCTTCAGCAGATTCGTCAAGAAGAACAAACCCGAATGGCTCAAATGCGTAGCCCTGAAGCTACAGTAGGATTCGGACTTGGACGTGCTGTTGGGCGAGCATTTGGAGGAGAAGACCCTAGGGTTACTCAGGCACGTCAACAGCAATCGCTTATTCGCCAAGCAAAGACAGATGTCCAACAGCAGAGGGCACAAGCTCAGGCACAGCAACAGGCTGTGTTAGATCAACAACTAGGTGGCCTTGAGGGTGCCTTATTGTCTGAAGCAACAGGCCGTGGTGCTCTTCCAGAGATCCAACAGCCTGCCCCTAGTCGTGAACAAGCAATGATGACAGAGCTTGACAACAGAGCGCAAGATTTTGATGCGATAGCAACTCGTTTAGAAAGTGTGCCGGGTTTTGAAGAGCAAGCTAATATGGCACGTAACAAGGCCACAGAGGCTCGCCTAGGTGTCTTCAGCTTACAAAAGACCCTTGCTGACATCAGTAAATCACAACGAGGTGCGGCTCCTAAGTTCCAAGAGATCAAAGAAGGTAACGAGATTGTTACTTATCGTGTTGATGCTGACGGTACACGGACTGAGGTTGCTCGTGCAGAGCGTTACAAGCCTGAGGGTACCAAGGTAGACGTTACGATTGACAAGCCAACACAAAAGTTCCTTGAGAAACTTGGCGGTGGTCTGTCAGACGAATACACAAAATCATTAAAGGGAACCCGTACAGCAAACAAAACACTTGCAACTATTGACAGAATGGACACATTAATCAATTCTGGAGAAGTTATTACAGGTACAGGGGCTGAGTTTATCAAGAACGCAACTAAGGTACTAAACAAGCTAGGATTTACCGACAGTGATCGCCCTGCGGCAACTGAAACATTTTTTGCTACAAGTGCAGGATTGACGCTTGAGTTGCTTAAAACCGGAGCGTTAGGTACAGGCAACTCGATTACTGAGGCCGATAAAGATTTCATGAGAGAAGTGTCTGGCAACAAAGTGTCGTTGGACGAAAACGCTATTCGAGATATTTCCAGAATTAACCGTCAGGTTACTGGTGCGGCAATGATCTTCCATAATATGCTTGTCGATGATATTAAGATGTCATTCCCTGATGAACAGATTAACTTGCGTAAGGTTGAAGTACCTTATGACCGCTTGGGATTTGACCAAGCACAGAATCCACAGACAGGTGAGATCATTTACCTTGATCCTTATAGTGGAATGTATGTAAGAGCAGACGGAACACCTGTTCAATAGGAGACCAAATGGCACAATTACCTCCCGGCTTTGTCAGAATGCCACAGGCAGGCCCTACGCCCCCAGTGGCACCCCAGACACCACAACAGCCTCCTACGCCTGCCTCAGGCCCTCAGGTTGCCCCTCAGGTTGCTTCTGGTGACATCCCTTTAGGCTTTGAAGCGATGCCTCAGGAAGTTCCTACAAGAGAACAGGACAGAGACTACCTAGAGCGCATGGGTGGTATCATGACATCCCGTGAAGAACGCATGGAACGTGCTTACGAGGGATTCAAGGGCGATCAGATTGGCTTTGGTCAGATGTTCGTTACTCAGATGGGTGCGGCTGTAGGAGCACTTGCGGAACTCACAGGTGAAACAATGTTCACTGTGTTAAGCCAGATGACTCCTGATGATGCTAAGTCGTATTTGAAAGAGATTGTAGCGGCAGGTGGATCTAAGCTCCTCAAGTCTGAGGAAGCGCAAGAAGCCTTGGAGTGGTATGAGAACTTATCACCAAGTCAGAAAGACTTCATGCTCAGTACGTTGGACTTAACATTGGCAGGGCCTTTAGCAAACGTCGTAGGACTACCTCTTAAGGGATCTAAGAAGTTCCCAGATGCCCTAGGCCCCCAGACTGCTGTAGCAGGTGAGAAGAAAGGTCTGGCAGAGATGATCTTAAGTCACAAGGCGGCAGACCGTGCGGCTCGCTTTGGTGAGAAGTTATCACCCTATGATAACGGTATTCTTAACACGGCAATCAGCCTAGGTATCAAAGCAAGTGATAATCCTGCTAAGATGATTCCTGTGTTCCAAAGGGAAGTCAATAAACTAACTACCAAGATCACTGGACAACTCAAGAAAGCCAAGAACAAAGGCATGAGAATGAGTAAGGGCCAGATTGCAACCAAGGTAGAGGGTGCACTACAGAAGTTTGCCAAAGAGAATGCAGAGTTTGAGGACTTTGCAGAACTCAGCAACATTGTGTCCAAAGCTGAAGAGATCTTTACAACAGCAAACAAAGCATTTGATGGGACACCTGAGGGACTCTATCGTCTACGTCAGGCTATGGATAAAATCTCTGAGAACGTGTTTGACAAGAACTTGTTTGAAGGCTCTAAGTTAGGCTTAGATGTCGTTAGGGTTGTACGTAATACCCTTAACGAACAACTCGACGGGATGGTGCCCGGAATGCGAGATACACTACGTCGTCAACATTATGCGATTGAAGGTAAGCTCAACGCCAAGCAGTTTGGCATTCAAGAGTCTAGACCCAAAGGTATCGCTAAGGTTCTCAACTTTGTCGAAAGACACCCACTTTTAGTCGGTGGTGCGGTCTCTGGTGGTGGTATGTTTGGTAACTTGTCACCAACTGCAACTGCAAGCCTTGGGTTAGGTTTAGGGGCTTATGGTCTTGCACAGCCCGGTGGCCGTGCTCTTGCAGGTGAGGCACTTACCCAAGGTACACGAGGTGCCGCTTTTGAAGCAGGCAAGATGGTTCCTGAGATTATTGAGGAGCAACAGCAGTAATGAGCGCACTGGATCGAGTGATGGGCAACCCTGCGGCATTTCCGCAGGCTGTTCAAGATGCAACCTACAATCCTGACAACTACGCCTTTAGTCGGTTTGTGCGTAATAATGCTCAAACACTTGGGAATATCCCAAGCAATATGGCTCGTGTTAATCAAGAGTTTCAAGAAGGCACTCGTAATCCTCTTGAGTTGATCTCAGGCACTGCTTATGAGTTTTTAGGAAACCCTGTAGGAAGTCTTTTTAGTTCACTAATTCCTCAGCCCGTAGAGGACGCTACAGCCTACTTAGCGAACCTCACAGGCATCCCTCAAGCACTCCAAGGTGTTGCTGAAGACTACCCACGTACTGCTCGTTTCATTGAAGAAGCAGGGTCATCTATTCCTGTAGTTGGTTCTCGTTTGTTTGGTAATTTAGTTGCACGTAATATGCCAAACGAACTCCCCGGTTTTTACAGCGGACAGAAGGTGGCCGCAACATTACGTGGAGGTGTTCAAGGGTTTGCAAATGCACTTAAGCAAGCTGTAAGCCCTCAAGGCATGGCTGAGTTAAATCAGCGGGGTGTTAGTAAAACACTCACTGATCTTGTGCGTAAACCTGAGCAACGACCTAAGGGTGCTAAGGCAACCTATGGCAACGCTTTATGGGGTCAAGTAGGTTATGAAGATTTATTGGGACGGATGATTGGAGACCGTAGTCCTTTATTATCTAAGTTGGATACCGATTACTTTACTCATCAAGCCATGTTTAAACCTGATGATTATAGACAAATGTCTGGTCTTAACAAACAAGATGCTGACGCTTTCTTCCGTACTATGTCATCTAATTGGGGTATCAAAGGAAACGACAAGTTAATTATGGTCGAACGGCAACCCATAGGAACTGAAGGGTCTGGACGTATGTATAATGCCGCATTCGGATATAAAGCTGAGAAAGCTTCTAGGTTACCTTCAGTATTCCCCATGAAGAATGGTTTTAAGAATGGCGATGACTTTATTCAGTCATACAATCGGACTCTGGAGTTAGATGATAAGACATCTACACTAGATAGTAACAAAATTTCAAAGATCAATCAGGCATTTACAGATAACCCGTCTTTAAGTACAATTACCGATGTTAGTGAACTAGCTACAGAGCTTAATAAAATTGTCAAGTTCCCTACAACAAATATCGTCAACCGTGCATTCAAGCACCGTGAGAAGCGTGGTTTCAAATCAAATGATGAACTTGCCAAGGCAATGGAAGCCAAGGGATTCAAAATCAATCGTAACAAAGATCAGGGTGAAGACGCTGATGTTTACTTTTCTGACTCTATGGTCACTGAGGCAATGGAGTTAGGCGGTGTAAACATTGTCTACAAGGTAGGTAAGGATGGTAACGTCACATCTCAAATGTCTGACATTCAAGATTTGTTTGGTATGACCCCTGTAGGGTCAACTAAGCTGATTGCTGTACTGCCTCCTATTACCAAGAACATAATCAACCCTTCAGCCAATCCTAAGCGTCAACCGCAGGATATCACTGCTGTGGCTGACATCAAGGCAGAACTAGAGACACCGGCTCAGGTACGCCCGCAGGATGTTGCTAGTGCCGCAGGTAACGTAGCCGCTTTAGGCACCGTAGTAGGAGATGTGTTGGTTGATAATCCGTTTGAAGAAGATCCTGATTTATTCGGGCCATAAAAAAGGGGCCCTAAGGCCCCAAGGGTTGAGCGAACGACCTACTCAAAAACCTCAAAGATGTCCCCAATCATAATCTTACAAAAGGGGACATTGATTACAAAACCATCAAAGAAGTACACTGTAGCCTCGTCAATGTCCTCACCTTCCTTCCATCCTAACACTGGTTGACTCTGTACTGTCTCTGCAGACAGTCCGAATACATTGTGAAACCTAGCTGTTATCATACCTCTACCGCCTTATACAGATGCTTGGCATTGCCTGTCTGTCCTGATTGTGATTGTTTGATTGCTGAGGTGCCATCCTTGGCCCTATACGTCCCTATGTACCGCTGACCGCAGTAAACTTTATAAGTCCTTACCAACCCCAGTCTTCCCCTTCCAATCCGTGTGCGTTGTAATCTGTGACTCGCTTTTCAAAAAAGTTGGAAATAGAACTACCACCAAGCAACTCCTCCATCCACGGGAGAGGGTTCTCCTTAACCTTCCAGTTCGTCTTGAGACCAAGCTGTAGTAGTCGTCTGTCTGCGAGGTAGCGAATGTACTGCTTGACATCTGCCGCTGTAAGACCTTCCAAGTCACCCATCTCATACGCAAGATCAATAACCTTGTCTTCAAGCTTGACTGCAGTACGGAACATCTCGTAGATATCTTTCTTAAAGTCATCATTAACAATTCGTGGATGTTCATTACAGAACTCCCTAAACAACTTAGCCATTCCTTCAGCGTGTTGGCTCTCATCTCGTACAGACCATTCTACGACTGTACACATACCCGGCATCTTACCGTATCTCTGGTAGTTCAACAGCATTGCAAAAGCACTGAACAACGACATACCTTCGTTCATGACTGACCGTGCAATAGCCAAGCCAGTGCCTGAGATGGTATGTACGTCAATATCGGACATGAACTCCACTTTTGCAGACATTTGCTGATACTCAAGGAAGGTAGTGAACTCTTCCTCAGGTAACCCTAGGGTGTCATTCAGGAGTGCGTAGGCTCGCTGATGGATGAACTCACGACTAGCAAAGGCTGTGAGCATTGCCCTGATCTCATTGTTCTTAAACTTGGGTATATAATACTCAAGGTAGTTTGTCCCGACTGCAACGTCACTCTGCGTGAACAACCGCAGAATCTGGGTAATGTGGTTCTTCTCTGTCTCCGATAGAGCCCCCGACTTCCAGTGGTTAACATCTGTTTGTAACTCCAGTTCGTCCTCAATCCAGTGGATACGCTCATGCTCTGTTGCATACGTCACTGCCCAAGGGTAGCTAAAGGGTTTGTAGGTTACGTTCGCTTCTAATAGACTCATAGGTTTTCTAATTCTCCTTGGTTCTGATAGATTACATTCATCAGATTGTTGTTGTGAAATTGTAGTCTTTCTATCTCTGATTGTAACACTTTAAAGTGGTCAAAGCAATCATTCATCAGTCGTTTGTTAAATGGATCAGAGTCTTTAACTAACTCCAGTCGCTTAATCAGTAGTTGTGTCGTCTCTTTCATCATTGTCCTCAAACTTGTACTCGTCATTCTCTTTATCTACAGCCATCTCAAGCAACCGCCTAAGTCCTACCTCGACTAACAGTCTTGTCGCTTCTGGGTCTGTATCGACAACCAGTGTTGCACTTCCATCTTCATGTTCAACGTAGTCTTTTACGTCAATTGTTCCTGCTTTGGTTTTCATATTCTCTCCCATTTATCTGCGGATAGGTCTACACGAATGATCCATAAAAGAAACATATGTGTAGACTTTGGTCTATATAGTGTCCATTTACACCCAAAAGCAACATATATGGATACTATGTTATCTGTTGACGTATTTATCCATAAATTGCTCTGGTGTAGTATACCAGTACCATTTGTTCTTTCCTTTGACCCTCCATCGTGGATTGGCTAAAGAGATAATGTACTTACCATTAACGGTAATAAAACCGCCACCAGTACGTTCTACACTGGCACCTGCTTTGACAAAAGCAATGATGGTACGCAGACGTTTAATCTCTTTGGCATGAGGATTACTGTACTGCATTTTATCATAATTACGTTCTTCACAGGCTTTAGACTTCTTACTCTCTTCTTCAATTGCCTCTTCTAGTTTGGGGATTTGATCGTGAGTGACAGGGCCGTCAAAGCCCTGTAGCAACTCAACTTCACTCATGCGTTGTATTAGCTGATATCCATTTAGCCCTGACATGAGACACACACCTCTTCATCCTCAAAATCCTTCAGGGCATTACGATCTACCTTAGTTCCAACCTTCTCTGCTGTAACACCCGCAGTCGTTCTGAGATAGTATAGTCCTTTAAGCCCTTCCTTCCATGCCTTGAGATGTACCTGATTAACAATAGCTTTATCCGTACCCGAAGGGAAGAAGACGTTGACACTCTGGCCTTGACATATAAACTCCTGTCGCTTTGCCGAATGTTCCACAACCCATGTTTGGTCAAGTTCAAACGCTGTCTTAAAAGTATCCCTCTCGTCATCGGATAAGAACTCCAAGTGCTGAACAGAGCCTTCGTTCTCAAGTATGCTCTGCCACACCTTCTTTGTATTTTGCCCCTTCTCATCTAATAACTTCTCCAAGTATGGATTACGAACAGTATGAGACCCGGCACGAGTACGATGCACATAGCAGTTGCTAATGCGTGGTTCAATGCTAGCAGAGCACCCGCAAAGGATGCTACTATTAGCGTTAGGAGCAATAGCCAACAGATGCATATTTCTAACACCAGTACCCACTCCATCAGGACACTCGCCACGTTCCACAGCGAGCGAGTAGGTTGCCTCGACAGCTTGGGACTTGATGTCTTTGAAGATTCCATAGTTCTCACTCGCCGCTTGCCATGACTCCCAAGCTATGCCTTTGGACTGGAGGTAGCCGTGGAACCCCATTGCTCCAAGACCGATGCTACGTTCTCTGTATGCTGAGAATACAGCTTTTCCAAGTTCTTCTGGTGCGTGGTCAATAAAGAATTGAAGCACGTTGTCCAAGAGTCGGATAAGGTCTCCAACCATTCCGCTTGTTTTCCACTCGTCATAGAGCTCAAGGTTGACTGAGGAGAGGCAACAGACTGCTGTACGGTCTTCACTTGTTGCGAGATGGATTTCGTTGCAGAGGTTAGAGCCGTTAATTGACAATCCAAGTTTTCTTTGAGCTTCTGGTAAGCCTCTTTTGGCTGTGTCGATAAAGTTAAGGTAAGGACTGCCAGTTCTGAAGCGAGCTTCAAGGATTCGTTGCCACAGTCTACGAGCTTTGACTGTCTCTCTAACAATTCCTGTACTTGGGTCTGTAAGGTTCCACTCTGTATCATTGATTACACTCTCCATAAATTCATCAGTCACATTGACTGCGTTAAACAAATTAAAACATTTACGATTGATGTCACCACCAGTCGGTACTTTAAATGAAATGAACTCCTCGATGTCAGGATGGCTTACGTCTAGGTACGCCGCATAGCTACCCTTTCTTGTCTTTCCTTGTTTGTACGCTGTCATCTGTGCGTCCACTACTTTCATGAACGGGATCGGGCCGGGGGCTTTGTCGCTGATCCCTCTCACGTCTGACCAGTGCCCACCCACACCGCCGCCCTTTACGGAAAGCCATGCTACTTCACCATTATGTTCAATAAGGCTATCAAGATTGTCCCCCACGTAAGTAAGGAAACAACTAATAGGCAACCCACTAATCTTTCCATTCGGTTCTGGGGCATTGCTGAGCACAGGGCTCGCAAACATGAACCAACCTTTGCTAGCATAGTCATATATCCTTTGTGCAAAATCAAGATCACCGCCACAATAGGCCACACTAGCACGAGCAAAAGCCTCTTGGGGCGATTGTTCACTGCTGAGCATATAGTAGTCACGCATGAGTGTAACTGCTTGGTCGCTGAGGCGATTATCTCTTTCATAGTCAATCGTTATCCCAAGGTAGTTTGTCATTCACTTCTCCAATGTTCTTCTTGTGTGGTGCCCTTGCAACGATATCAACGATGTCGATAAACCACAAAGGCGAACCCACTATTTTACCAGATTTCAATCAATTTGTCCAGATAGTGTTTGGCCTTTTGCAGGTCTAACTTACCACCTTTCTCTTGAAACCTTGCTATGTACTTAATAACATTACCTAAAATAAATCCACGGAATTGTTCTTCTGACATCCAACATTCCATAGCGTCCCAAGGCTGTATCTGTTTGTCTGTGTAGTGGCTACCACCTAACTGATATTCTCGTGCCATTTCAGTAAGGTCACTCATCGGTCTTCCTCTTGTAGATGCTCAAATCATCTAGGTTAAATGAGTAGCCATAAGAACCCTCAAGGCACTGTACGACATCCTGTAAGATTTCATCCCAAGTCACATCATAGTCATACTTGTTGTCTAACCTAACGGACTTACCACAGTTACGAAACTCAAAGACCATATATGCTTTATCGTCTTCATCTTCAAAGACACTATCAAATCTACGACTCATCTTCTAAATCCTCTATAAAGTAATCTAACTTATCTTCAATCTTGTCCTGAAAGCGATCTACGAGGTCTTGAGACGTAATCTCAAGAACCTCTAGGACACTTATCTCATCCTGTTGTTTCAAACGATCACACACGTCGGTAAGTGTTAGCATACTTTCGCTTCCTTAAGTAGCGTAGTAATGGTTTCGACCGTGTAGTACCGAAAACCATTTTTGTCAGCCCATTCAGACATTGTGAACTTAGTCCCATCATTTCGTCTCCTTGCTCTTGGCATTGGGGTGTCTGGGTGATAAAACACAAACACCAATTCTTCAAATGTTAAACTCTTTCGTATGTCTACATACTTACGTGCTTCCTCAGAGTCCCTGAAGCGACCCTTGGCCTCGATCAGGTAGTCCCCGATGCGGAAGTCAGGCTCATACATTTTCTCCTGTGTGTACGCAACTGAATCCGTATGGTACTCACAGTCCTTGAGCACCCCTATGTGCAACTCATACTCAAACCAACTATCATAGCCCTTAGGAGGCTTGCCCTTGCGCTTCTTTGTACTCACGCATAACCTCCTTAATTACGGAGTCGTAGGACTTAAACCATTCTTTTCGACGCTCATGGCAACTCTTGTGTTGCTCAAGCATCTTATGTATGGCTTTTTCTGCCTCATGACGGTCTGCGAACCATTCTGCATGTACTAATTCGTAGTTACGTTTAGGTGATCCAGTCTGGTAACCCTTCAGACGATCTTGTGCGTCTACTGCCTTGCCAACTTTCTGCCATTCAGGCCATGCACTATTACGGACAATGTAAACTTCTCCTTCAGTGCTTTTCGCATCAATATCACAATGTGACCAAGCATCGTCTAGCATATGATATCGTCCGGGCTTATGAAGTGGGTGTTTTTTCGACACCTCTTTACCATTTACATACATACGATTAGCATCACGCTTTTTGACAGCCTCTGGGTTGTCTTTGTAATAGAACTCTTTACCTGTTTTTGGATTTATGTCAGTCATGATACCTCCTTCAACTGCAACTCAGGAACCTTAGGCTCATTCGCAACCTCTGTTAAAAACCTTACACCAGTAGAATAAATAAATCCTCTTAAGGTGGGGTAACAGTGGAGCTTGTAACCGCAGTACGAGCAACCCGTAGCGAGCTTTTTGTTTCCAGATTTCCCATCGTCCACGGGCTCGTGACAGAAGGACGGAGGTTCTGGAAGCTCCACCACCTTTTTTACGTGGCGGACTCGCTCTGCAATGTCGTAGTTGATCGCAGAGTACACAGGAGCCTGTGTGTCAGTCTCATCATACTCAAGGTAACACAGGTGACCATTCTGCTTGTCAATGGCAATCCAACCGTACTTGGTGTCGCCCTCAGAGTGTGCGTAGGCTTTCAACTGAGCAACGTAGCCAAAGGGATCGTCATACGCAAGCGTAGCGTCCTTGAACTTCTTATAACCGTAGCTTGAGGTTGACTTAACGTCAATCAAACGACCATCAACACGAGCGTCCATAGAGCCCTTGACACCCTCAACCTCACATAGCTTCTGTTGGTCTTCCACTGTGTGTCCTGCCATACGAGTCAAGAACAGAACCAGTTCCTCAATCATATGGCCGTACATAAACTTAATGTATGTATGCGGCTTGAGTTTCTCCTGAGTGTACTTGTTGGCTGAGTACCAAAGCTGACGGTCATTCTTACCAATGGCAGACAACCGGAGCCTACGAGCATCACGCATACCCTGTGGCTTAAACTCTTTCTTCATGAGGTCTTTCATGGCCTCACCAAAGCGTTCAATCTCCGCATCCACATCCACCTCCTTAGGTGTGTTGCGGTTCTCCATCAGTGCGTAGATGTCGTCTACGAGCGTGTAGATTGACTTACTCATGCTCACCCTCCATCAATCGTCTATCTAGCTCGTACTCGCCAATGATAGTCTCAGCTATGCCGATTTTACGAATGAGGCCATTGATTGTACGTTCACGCCTTTGTACAAAATCCATAAGACGTTGTACTTCCTCAGTTCCGACAGTCAACTCTGAGAGGCGCTCCTCAAAGTCTTGTACGCTGTAAATGTTCGCCATTTGTATCTCCTAATGTGTAAACCACTATTATACCACAATATGTTGTGGTCATCAATGTGTTTCAGCCCAATTGTTACCAACCTTGTATTCACCATCAAGAGGGCACTTGAGGTCTAAGGCAATCCCTGCCGCCTTAATAGACTCGACCATCAAGTAGCCCACCTTGTCTGCCTGATCTTCTCTAGCCTCGATCTGGTACTCATCGTGGATAGACCCAAGGAGCTTATAGTCTAGCTTCCATTGAGGAGCATACTGCTCAAAGATCTGTAGTGCTTTCTTCATAACGATAGCACCGGCTGACTGAAGCAAAGTGTTTAAGGCACTATGTTCACTTCTGATGTGTAAGCATCGTCCGTCCAAGCCCCTGAGGTGTCCTCTGTGAGAGGCGATTGAGACTTTTTCTCTAAGCTCTGCAAGTGCGGGAGTATTGTCGAGAAAGCGTTGTCTAAGTCTCGCTCCAGTCCTCTGACTGCCATCCACAATAGAGCCGATTTTAGCGTCTCCTGCTCCGTATAAGAAGGCGTATATAAATGTCTTTGCCTGAGCTCGTGTAGACAATCCTGCATTTCGCTGATTTGTTGTATGAATGTCTCCGTTAAGGATTTCATCTGTATACTCCTTGTCATTCATGTATGAGGCTAACATCCTGAGTTCCAACCCAGAAGCATCGACCCCGACTAACTTGTAACCAGTAGGCACAACCCAACAGGCACGACACTCTGTCCCGTATGGGGCTCCTACAGCGGGCACTTGGGCCATGTTAGGTTTACTGTGCGTCATTCGTCCTGTGACTGCACCACAGGCGTTGACCTGTCCATGCACTCGACCGTCATCCTCGATTGCGTCAAGCCACGATTGGACTTGTGCGATCCTCTTACCAACCATGAGATACTCCGCAATAAGTTGAGCTTCAGGTATATCAGTAACAGTCTCCAGTGTCTTCTCGTCAACAATAGCTTGACCAGTCTCCGTAAACTTCTCTGGCTTCCAACCAAAGAGCCGAAGATACCTCCCGATTTGCTGTCGTGATCCTAGGTTGAACTCAGGCCAGTCAATGCGACTGAACGGCCCACCTACTGTCGTCCACTTGTCCCCCAAGAACTTAAGGCCAACTGTTGATAGGTCTCCATCTTTCTTGAACTTGGGTACGATCTCTTTAACGAACGTAGGTAAAGGCGTAAACGCTTTGTGCACTTGTTCTTCAATTTCATTCTGCTTCTCCTGTAACTGTGCAACTAAGTCTGTGGCTTTTCTTTCGTCGAGTAACCAACCGTTTTGGATTTGCTTACTAACTGCACACTGTACGTCGTGCTCAAGAGTAATGCTGTCACTTCCAAACTCACTAAGCTCTTTGAGGAGTACCTCAAGAACTCGTTCAGTAACCCTAACATCCTGCTGACAGTAAACCACCATTTCTGGCGTAAGCGCAGACCAATCATGATAATCTCCTTTAGGAAACTTTAGGCGTTGTCCCCAAGCATCTAGTGAGTGACCACCTTCAAGCTGTGGGTTGTATAAACGTGACATGACTAACGTGTCTATTATTTGACCGTTTATCGACACATCTAACAGCTTTTCGACCACAGGGATATCATAGTTAATGAGATTGTGCCCGACGTGTTCAGTTACGTCAGCGAACAACTCCTCAACCATCTCTTTAGTCGGCATCTCAAGTGTGTACATCTTGTCATCTTTAATGGCACACAAGCACCATATGACTGTGGGCTTGAGGCCGTCTGTTTCAATATCCCAAATACAACGCATTACATACGTCCTCGACGTGATGACATATTAGAACTCCTCTATGTTGTTTGCCTCGTGTACTTCTGGCTTCTCGCCACGCTCAAGGCGGCCTGTCAAACTGTTGTAGTACAGCCAACCGGCAGAGCCTGTTATACCTGTGCGACGACACTTCACGACCTGCACCTGAGTGCTGTTCCGTGCGTACTCATCTTCAGCCATCTTGTCACGACTGAGCAGGATCGTGTTAAAAGCAATCTGGTTGATTGAACCAGAGCCCTTAAGATCATACTCATTCACATTATGTGGATTCGTCAGACTAGGCTTACGCATATGGCTGACAACAATGACCGACACATCGGTCTCCTTGGCGAGCTTGAGTAGGCGATCCATAAAGTCGTCAATGGTCTCGTTGCTGTTGCTCGTCACTGCCGCCTGTAGCGGGTCAATGATAAGCACATCACAACCGTTACCCTTGACCATCGCACGGAGCTTCAGGAACAACTCATCTGTATCAACAGCACCGCTGTGATCCAAGAGCAGTACACGACCATCCGTGATGATGTCCGTATGGAGCCTGTCAAAGTCGATGTTCTTACGATCCTCCAGTGACAGATTGTGGCCTGTGTGGATCGTCAAGAGGTTCTCGACAGCCTCACCGTTGGATGCCTCAAGGAAGGCACAACCAATCGTCTTACTGGTGTTCTTCCAGAAGTGGTAAGTGATCTCATTAACCATTGTCGTCTTACCAACTGAGGTCAGCGCACCGACGACCGTGATTTCACCTGCGGCTATCCCACCGTTGAGCATAGAGTTGAGCATACCAAACGATTCAGGGAAAGGAATGATCTCCTCTGTTCCTCGCTTGATAAAGTCAGACCATGCATCTTCAAGGGTGATGATGCCTGTCATTCTGTAGGACTTTGCCTCCCACCACTGAGCCGTGAATGCTCTGACCTTGTTCTCTTTGAGATAGTCAGAAGCATCCTTGTAGTCAGTCAGGTTCACGACCTTGGCCTTGTTAGGGCTGAGTATTTGTGCACATTTCTCTGCGGCCTCACGCCCTGCCACGTCGCTGTCGAAACAAATAACGACATTCTCAAAGCCCTCAAGCCACTCTAGGTTCTGCTTGAAGTCCTTGACTGCTCCGCCTGCACCCTTGGTGATAGAGACGACAGGGTAACGTGACCCTAGCATCTCGTAAGCGGCCAGAGCGTCAAGCTCTCCCTCGACGACTGTGACGTAGCGACCACCAGTATTGAATAACTGCTGACCGAACAGGACGTTTGTACGCATATCTCCACGAGTGCTGAACTCCTTGGTTGCGACTGTGCGAACCTTGGAGCCTACGAGCTTCCCGTCTTTGTCATAGTACGGATAGTATTGCTTGGTATCGTCACACGTTACACCGTACTTCTTCACAGTATCTAATGCGATCCGTCGATCCGTAAGTGCCCGTGGCGATCCGTACATCTCCACTGGTTTTGTGTATGTGACAACGTTAGTGGCTTCCACTCCGTCGACCTCCTTGAAATGTGTATGGCATGAGAAACAATACCCATGTCCGTCTGAGTAAGTAGCGAGAGCATCACTGCTCCCGCACTTCTCGCACTCAGCGTGACCGACGAACTCAGAATTCTCCGTCGTCATCACCAACCGCTACCTCCCCTTTCTCAACCACACGGACAGCCTGTAGGTACGGTGCGACACCGTGTACAGGGTGAGGGTTGCCAAGGTTGTACTTGATACGCACCTTGTCACCGTAGCGCACTGAAGACTTACTGACGGGTTCACCGTCGTTGTCGATGACAGGGAAGTCCTCAAACTTCGTAGCGAACTTACGTTGTGCTTGGTTCTTGTACATTTTAATCTTGATGCCTTCCTGCTCAAGCTTCTCAGCTTCAGCGTCATCAAGGACTAAGACAAGTGAATACTTGCCTGTGGATTGGCCGTTGTAGACCTCATGCTCGTTAAGGTTCGCAAATGCGACGGTGCCGTTGATTACTGACATTATCAGACCTCCTCAGGTTCTGGTGTGTAGAGTGAGATTGATTCCAAAGCGGTCTCAAGCTCTCTTAAGTCACGCAGTGGTGTATTCGACAACACTACGTCATATTGCGGCTCAGGGTCGTCAAGACGATCAGACAGCCTGTTCCGTAATTCCATAAGTAATATACTGGTTGATATATTAGGTAATAACATAACGACCTCCTAAGGGACTCCTAGGAGTCCTCCTCGTTGTTGTTCATAACGACTAAACCACTATTGTAGCATAAATTATTCTCTGCTTCAAGTTCAGCACTGCGGGAAATAGACCAACACTGACCACAGAGGTCGTAAAACTCTCCGGTTTCGTAGTCTTTCCAAGTTGATTCATAGTCTGTCAATTCATCATTACAAGCCTTGCAACGCATAGCTGTTCACCTCAATTAAAACATTTCCAAATGGCAATCAAAACCACAACGATTTTCATCACCTCAATCATTTTCGTTACCAAAGATAACCCACCCAATGAGACCACCAAAGATGGCCGCAACGGCTCCTGTACCAATTATGAGCAACGCCCAGTCGTTAAAAGTTAGCGTTTCCATGCTTTGATGGCCTCCTCTAGCCGTCTGTCGTGTAAAGCACCCGTAGGAGCTACAGAGAGCTCCTCTGAGCGACGTTTGTAATATTCTGATAGCGACCTATTACCCTGCCAGTCGAACTCCTCAGAGAGAAATTTACACCAAAGAGCCGCACAGGCAGTCGTAAGACCACCTGTGAGCAAGTCACGCTCAACGTGAGGGACTTTGTTCATCTTGTGACCTTCCAGTCGCCAAAGTGTACGTCAACGTCCGCTGTCGTCTCAATCCAGACCTTCGCACCACAGTCAAGCGGCTTGTCGGGGCTGTAGACCAGTTCAGAGTCGCCCTTGATGACGACACGTTCACCCTTGAGGTTCTCTTTGTACGTCTTGACAGTGAAGACCGGTAAGTCCTCACCCTTGCTGTTAGCACGGATATTGTGCTGATTCACATGGATTCGCTTAATCATTGCCTACATACTCCAACCAAATATCAAACAAGGAGATATCCAACATCTCGTCGATGTTCATAATCTCCTCGTTAATGTCCCGTGCCAAATTGACACAACCTAAGTAAATATCGACCTCAAGGTCAGTCATAAAGTCGCTCTGCATCGTATTGCTCCTGTTCATAGCGGGCTTCGCCCTCTGCTTCTGCTCGCTGTTGCGCTTGGTATTCATCCCAAGCCTCGTCTGCTGTTGACCCGGTGATCGTCTCATAAACGTCAAACCAAGTCGTGTCTGTCTGCTTCTGTTGAGTGATCGCAAAGATCACCTCCTCAATGACCCACTGAAGCTGTGGGTCGTATTGTTGTTCATGGTCAGTCATCGTCTGTCTCCTCATCACACGCTAGGTCGAACTCTGCGGCGTATTCCTCCGCAATCTCTTGCGCTTGGTCAGTGGTCACGCATGGAATCGTGAACTGGTCAAAGAATCGGTAGTCATCGGCGTAGAACGCTTTGAACTGCCCGACACCATCCCAAGTGACCAAGGTGTGTTTACTCTTGATGAGTTGCTCACCGTCGGTCTTGGGGTTGAAGTAGACGACATCCGGGGCCGTCTGGTCGTATCTTCTCATTGTGCCTCCTGTGGCTGTGCAGTGTAATCCGCTTGAGTACGGGTAGTCCACAACAAGCGTTGCAATGCACACATCGCCTAGTTGATTATGCTCAAACCAACCGTGCTTGAGGTCGTCGTGAATGCCGACCTCGAAATTCTCTGTCTGTAGTGTTTTCATACGACTGGCACTCCGTCAACGTATGTAGTGTGGTTCCGTGTGTACACGTCAACCCCAAGTGCTCTCAGGCGTGACTTAGTGGTGTTAGTCGGCCAGTTGCTGAGCGTGTAGGTGTTGACCTCGACATCGCCAGACCAACCCCACCCGCTCGTGTAAACGTCGACCGTGGCAATGTGGTTGCCGTGCAGGTAGACCTTGCGCTTGCGTGTCTCTGGCTCAACACGCACCATCGTGTTAGCTGAGGACCAGTTGCGACCTTGTGCGATTGCGTAGTTCATTTCTTTCTCAATCTTTCTCATGGTAGTTTTCTCCTGTGTGTTAGCTACCCAGACGACCAGTATAGACCGGTCGTTTCGCCTGACGCAACTCAGGCTCATCAGTGGGCGATTAGTATTTAGGGTAATACCATACCTCCTTAGTGCTGTCTGCGAACTGATTACGGGCTTTCCAGAGAGCCTTGCGTAGTTTCTCCTGACCGTAGCCCTCCCAGAGTAGCTCAGGGTTGCGAGTGCCTAGGTATATACGATAGTGCGTCATAGTCGTTCTCCTGTTTAAAACCTGTAGTGTTCACAATATATGGCTGACTTTTTCCCGTGGTCAACCACTGTATACTCGTGTGCGTTGCGCCCTGTGATATCGTACAACGCCTCCTGTGTAGCCTCCTCGAGACTGTCACTGCTCCGCACTGTGTAACCTACCCGCAAGTCGTAACCCTCAGGCATCGCATAAGCGTAAACAGAGTAAACGCCCTTGCGCTTGCAGTGTGCTGTGTGGATCGTGTTCATGTGTTCTCTCCTGTGTGTTCAGTAAGGGCGACATTACATCGCCCCGTTGATATTGTCAATAGACTGCTACGCAATCAAGCTCCGTAGAGCACTCGACCTGCGACCCAAGATACACAGTCACGCATCGTACCGTGACACGAGCCGGTCTGGTCGTCCTCAGCCTCACGGTCAACGACCGACCACTTCTGACCGTCAGCCGTTGCGAAATCAAAGCGCACACGGTCGTCCTCGTGGTACTGATGAACGCCAAGGCGGTCGACATAGAATGAACGCACTACAAACTCACTGCGCTGTGCTGTCTCTGCGATAGTCTCGAAAGTTGTCCAAGTAGTCATAGTAATTCTCCTTAGTAAGAAATCTTATAAGTCCAGTCTGCGGCCTCAGTGCCGTAGATCGTGCCGTCCTCAATCCACGCAGAACGCATATGCTCGACAGCGTGTGCGAGGGTCTTAAGAATCTCCCGCTTGGTCACGGGCACTTCTGGGCTGTTCCAGAGAGAGACCGAAGTCAGACGAGTGTCACCACCGTCACGGTCGATCTCAAGCTCATACACATATGTGTACCCGTTGACGTGATCGTATAGGCCGACAACGTCTAGGCGGTCTTCAGTGATTCTTGTCTTGATGCGGTCAGTCATAATGTATTTCCTCTGTTCGTTGGATTAGACAGTAGCAGACACTGTGCCAACTTTAGAAACTCTAAGACAATCAAGCACTTACGATTTACCATTAGACCTTAGTCTAGTCACTGTCGGTAACACTGTGTCAACTTGGGTAACACTGTAGTTACATTCGGTAACGCTTTCAAGTACGACTTTGGTCTTACTTGTGGGTGCTTGGGTGGCTCCTGAGGGTACACATCAGACACACACATGCAACCCTTTTGAAACTCCCTTGCACCACTTTGGTGCACCTAGGTGTCACCTCTGATGCACATATGCCACCCCTTGTCAACCCTTAGGACACTAATGTTTCGACCCCTAATGGTTCGTAGGCTAAACATTAGTGCACTAAAGGTTCGCAGGCTAAACATTAGGCCCCTTAGGGGTTCATGAGGGCCGGGGGAGGGGACCAGTGTGTTATAACTATATTAGTACCCTCCCAGATTTGCTAAGGAAACCCTCAGGAAACCCTTTAGAAACTAATGTAAATAAGAATGATTTGCATTATCATTCATAGGTGATAACTTTATTGATTATTATAACAAAAAAGTGATAAAAAAGTGACTCCGAAGGGTTGACAAAAGGGTCAACTTGGGGCACCTTAGGGAAACTTAAGTATACCTATTGACTTTTGGTTAGTTTTATGGTATAATTATGGAATATACTTAAGACACTTAAGTAAATCGTTAAGTGTTTATTATTAATTACTCTTAAAGTATCACTTAAGTACCCTTAAGTAAGGAAAATACTTATGACAGAAACTAAAAAGATTGGTCGTCCTAAAAAACAGGATGTCGAATCTAAAAAGTTGACCAATAGAGGTAAAGTTGGTCGACCTCCGGGCGACGCCGCAATCATCAATGAGTATAAAGCTCGTATGTTGGCCTCACCTAAGTCCCGTAAGGTACTCGACAGTATTCTTGATGCGGCACTGAACGATGACCATAAGAACCAAGCGGCGGCTTGGAAGTTACTTATGGATCGTATGCTACCGATTAGCTACTTTGAAAAAGACAAAGAAGGTGGTAGTCGTCCTTCAGTCTCCATAACCATTAGTGGTATTGGTGAGGCAAAGGTAACTGAAAATGATATTATTGATGCTGAGGTGATAGATGACGAAAGATGAACTCATTGAAATTGTCAAAGAGGATCTCGTTCGTCACGAAGGCTACGTCACAGAGATCTATTTGTGTTCTGAAGGGTACCCTACATTCGGTATCGGCCACATGGTCACAGAGGACGATATGGAGCACTCATGGCCCGTAGGAACCCCTGTGACTGATGAGAGGATCTTGGATGTCTTTCACAAAGACTGCGGTATTGCCTACAGTGATGCCTGCACTCTTGTCTTAAACTTTGCAGGACAAGCCCCAGACGCCCAAAGGGTTCTTGTGAATATGGCATTTAATCTTGGACGTAATCGTTTAGGTCAGTTTAAGAATATGCTCAAGTACGTGAACGAAGGTAACTACCTAATGGCCGCCAATGAGATGATTGACTCCAAGTGGTACACTCAGGTAGGTCGCCGTAGCAAAGAGCTTGTTGACATTATGAAAGAGGCTAAGGCTTGAGTACAGAACTCAACGTCGAACTTCTTCCGTGGCAACAGGATGT